TGCATGGGTCTGCTTCCTAATTCTCTGGTCCATACCCGTACGGTACAAAGGAGCATCCTTTGTTCTGTGATGATTGGCCAAGTTAAGCCACTTAGGCAGGAATAGGGTCGGATTGTCTTTGCCCTTTCCTTTCAGCATGGACTGCAATTTCCTAGTTGCTTCCATAGTGGCTTTCTTTCTTGCATTGAAAGCGGTAGCCGGATAACGTGCCACGGCATCTTTACGTAACTCAGCTTTCAACTTGCCAACAATAATCCCTGCATCGTATCTAGGTATGTACAGATCGGGTTTTTGATCGGTATACTCTCCGCGGCTCTCCAACTCAACTGTGAAACGTTCTTTTCTTTGACTCAACAGATGCTCATTCAAAACCTCAGGATTTTCCGGTGGCACAGTGGTCGCCAACCGGGGCATAGGAATACTCGGGTCAGGAATCTCCACTTCTGGAACATGAACAGCTGGAACAAGCGTCATGTGAGGTAAGAACAAATTCGCCTTAGGATCTTGATACGCGGGATCACCTCTACTTAACATTGTGTGTCCTCCACGTTGAACAATATCCCTAGGTAGGAAATCCGTCCATAGACTCTCTGGGTACTCTGCCTCTACGAACTTGCGATTCACGCAATATTCTGGTTTTGCCGCCAACACATACCTAGTATCAGATGGCAGTATCTTCAAGAGACTTTTGATGTTCACACTGTGCTCCTTTACTATCCTTACTGGCTCGCCAGGAATGTAATAAGGTGCATAGTGCATGATCTCTTTAAGAACTATGTTGTCTGCCACGGCAAGTGTGGATTCATACGTTTGATTGAACAGGCAGCACCAGATGATGTGCGGGGCTCGCGTGCCTAATACGTACAATGTTCTCGCATCTACTCTCATAGCCTCATCTGTCAACTCCACGATACACACATCCTCATCGTAACCTTGAGTGCCCACAAAAGTGTCAGCGTCTTGCTGTTCCACCGACAGCTTCACTCGCTTCCGCACATCGCTCGCAACAGCCAATACTTTGTTCTCCCAAGCATGAGCAATCCATTCCTCCGATTTGTTCGGGAAGAAAATGCGCATATCAGCCTCAGTTTCGACTCGTTTCGTGGTATAATGGAAACCTCCACCCAGCTTCTTGAACACTGGTAAATTGAAGAAATTTCCAACTCCTTCATCAAACCGCAATGACCCGGTGATGAAAGTTTTGCATCTAGCCCCATACATAGCCTCCTCTTTAGGAATGTTCGCGTTGTTCAGAGTACACTCCTTCGGATTGTGCCACGTACATTGATGAGGATCGAATAGGAACAAATGAGTTTTAACATGAGGGAACATCGCCGCTTTCAAAGCATGCCAACCTGGGAAATACATCGCTTCATCACTAGCCATCACCCAGCCCCAATGACCTTCAGCCATTGCTTTGCTGGTGGTTGTGCACATATAGTTCGGTGATGATTGACGAAGGGGTCCTTTCTTGTCTTTGACCCCCAATTTTGTGGCCCACATCTCACGTAGACCATTTTTCCCTAAAGCAATGCTGAACGCTCGCCCGGAATGAGCTCGGTAATCTCGCAAAATCTCCATAATGCCAGAAGTCTTCCCACAACCTGGGTCACCGCATATCAGACCAAGATCAAGATTTGGTAACTTCATGTTTTTCAATGATTCCTCCCAACCCTTCAAGATCGAGTGATTGAGATGGTTACTCCCTATCAAGTCCAACTCTCCTTGGATCATGCAACGAACCGCCATCCTACCAATTTCAGCTGAAGGCTGAATGTTGATCCAAGTGATCATGGGATTTTCTCGCAATTTGCCGATCAGCCACTTCGCTTCCCGACTAACTTCAGGAATGGGTCCTAATTCCCGAATTGTCAAAGGCAACTTTTGCTCTAGAGCTGTGAAATGATGATCCGAATACTCAATGCTAAGGCTAGCATTTCCTCTAACTCCATGAACAGTCATGAGGAATGCCGCTTTCGATTTTGTCGGCTTGGAGAATACCTTAATTTGCAGGTTATTCGCCAAAGCAAAGGGTGTAATGCAATCAGTAGTAAGATCGTCAGTCTTCAAACAGTCGTGCGGGAATGCTCGCAACATCGCAAGGAAAACGGTCTCTGTAGGTAATCTAGAAACCGTAGCCAATGCAACCACCAAGCAGTCCTGCTTAGGGTATGACCTCTTAGGATAAATCATAGGCTTGAACGGAGCCTTATCAATCCTCACCCCTGTGGTTTTAGGGTAGAGACTATCCCATAACTGAGGTCCTGCTAACGTACGAATCGCTCCTCCCAACGCTGGCCAAGGCCCTTTTGACATCAACTTGATGAAGTCTGCCTCTCGCTCATCCCAAGTGGTGGTCTTCGGCATTTTGAACGGAATACCCTCACACCGTCGCCTCGGCAAAGCTGGACTATTTTGGTGCGCATCAATCGCCTCCGAAAGCTCAATCATCCTCCGCAATTGGGTATCTATAGTTTTCTGCACCAATTTATCTGGATCTTTTACTTTCTTCGGTTTATCTGGCGGAACTTTGACGTCCTCCGAATAAGAGCTGGAAACACTGGAATCTACTGAAGTCAGAGTACTAGTAGAGGATGAGAACTCTCTACTTCTTTGCTTGTACAAAGACCTTGGTGAAGCGTCCAGTCGCTCTTGTTGTTTATTGACTTCCATACGCAAAGTCGAATAGGTTTTCCGTTTGTGCGTCTTGCTATCACCAGGTGGAGGTTCAACCACCTCACACTCCGCGGCGTGCCTACGATCACAAAGCCTGAAATACAACAATGTGTTTTCATGCGCTTGTTTGATTGGACCATAGGGACAACATTGGATCACCTCATCTATACCATGCGGCAGACAATCGTCCTCCCACTCAGCACCATCGAACTTCTTCTCTTTTTTCCAGTCATCAATGCCTGAACCTACCAAAGTTGCATCAGAATCTGTCTCAGTACTAGTTATGGACAGAACATCAGGTGCTCTTTGCGTTCCAGGCTTCGGTTTCAAAGGTGGCAACAAATTGGGTTCCCAGGCTTGCCGGAAAGCTCTGCGCTGAGTGTCCTTGATCTCGGATGGTTTAAGCCATCGCATGTTCCTTCTGTTGTAGAATATAGCGTTATTGGCTCTTAAAACTCCATCCTTGCCCAAAGTGACCACTTGATCGACTCGGTCCATTCCACAGTCAAACGTGTCCGCGAAGAACCGCCGACAAGCTTGCCAAAAGGAAGCCTTAGAGTCTGGATCTATGTGCCATGACACACCGTACTCGCCGCCAAAACCATCCAATTTCATGACTATGGTTGG